TTATGAAGAGCGACTTAGGATAGATATTCCTAGTGAGTACACTCTTAGAGAAGAGATTGAGCAAGAGATATGTATTGCTCAGATTGATTCTCTTGACTTGAACTCCTTGTTTAAAAAACTTAGCGAGGTATTTAAAGTATGAATTAAATAACGCACTCCAAACTTACCCCGATTTATTCGGGGTTTTTTTTGTCGGGAAGTCGGAACAGTCTTTAGTTTTTTCAAGGCACTAATACACACAAACAAACAAACACATACACACATGAGGCTGGGATCTCTGGCCCTGGGAAAAAGCCAGGACAGTTCCGGTAATAAAATAGTTGTTGACAAGAAGTAACCAGTCGTTTTATAATGGAGGTAAGATGCATGACCAACTTCGGTTGCGACTCTCAAAAAAAACGGGCATTCACGCCCCCGCCTAAACAGGTCAAAGAGATTCGCCCAACTTGGATTCACCACTTAGGAAAGGAAAGCAAACCTATCCAAAAAACTCAGCCCCTCGAAAGAGGGGTTTTTTTTGCCAGCAGGATGGTCGGGATCTCATGTCGGGTTTCCATCTCAGTTCTTTGCGTTTGCAAGGCAATAGGGAACACACAAGTAAACACAAGAGATCTGGCCCAGCAGCTGACGATCATAATACAGCGATAGGATCTAGATCTATTGCGTAAGGGTTGACAAGATGTAGACAGTCAGCTATATTAAAAGCTCATTAACTTAATAGGAGAAGAAGATGGAAGTATTAGAATATTGTTACGTTGCCAAGTGTTTGGCTATGAAATGCCCAAGAGTCTGGGGCCAAACTAGAGAAGACTGCGAAGCAGCAATGGAGGCGTGGACGGCCAAGCAGGTCAGGTTCAAACCTCTAGGCCTGTATAAGTATCCGCTGATCCATAAAGGCGAGAACAATTATGAAGTTGACTGGGGCTATGAGAACGAAGATGGTTCATACAACGATAACGGCCAGGACGTATTGTGAAAAGGTTCCAAACGGATTGCGAGAAGAAGCTGCGCAGAATGATTGATGGGATGGCAGAAGATGTGATCCAGGGCCGCATGCGTTTCTTTCCTGATGACGAAAGCGTTGTTGATGATATGCAAGGCGAAACGGTTTACGAGGTCTATAACACCAAGTATATAATCGGGGATGACGGGACCTATCACGATGTGATGATCATGCTGGCGGGAGGCGGTCCTACCATTTGGCTGGACACCTGGGCCGCAGAGATCCGCGGGAGCTGGGGTAGTGACAAGTACACCAAGCACATCTATAACTATGAATATATTAATGATTACTTTGAAGAGGAGTACTCATGCTGTGGGATTAAACATGCTTGAGCTGACTGTTTTAATTTACTTGCTAGCCATCCTATTATCTGGTCGGGGTCGGGGATGAGCATTCATTCGGGTCGGCACGCTAGGTTAGCAGGTAACCCTAGCACATACACACGAGCCTCCAGCAGCCAGGGATCTCTGACGAAACAAGTTCAGCTGACAGCTGGCAAAAACAAGCTGTAAAAATAAGTGAAAATAGTTGTTGACAGAATGTAAACTATAATGATTAAATTACCTTAATTAAATAAATGACTTATAGGAGGTCAAGATGAAAATAGAAGTACTAATGTATAACGAGGACGGACAAGTGGTTGGCAAGGCTATTGAGACAGCTTGTAACAGCTTAATAGTGAATGGTGTACATGTTATCTCTAATGGTGGCGTAAACGCTGAGATGAGAGACTTGTTAGGTGCAACAACCACGCAGGATATTGGCATGACACTAGTGCCACCACTAGAACTTAACTAAAAAAACTTAGGAGGATTTAAGGGAGCTAACGCTCCCTTTTTTTTGGGACTCTATTTGGTGGAGAAACGGAGTCGGTAATCGGGCTTGGCATACCCCCCACCCCCAAAAATTGGGTAGACCAGTAGATACACACACTAGGACAGGATCGCTCTCAAACAATATTCAATTTTTTAACAAAGCTGTTCTTTTCTCAATATCTGGTGGTACAATCTGGCAATACATAAAAAATTTTTACAAAAAAGGAATATATTATGGACGAAGATATGATGGGAATGGATGTTGCTCCTGTAATGGATCCGCAACAAATGAACGGTATGCCACCTCAAGGTATGGCACCACAAGGCATGATGATGCCAGGGACCCCTCCAGCCCAAGAATTACCACAAGAATTACAATCAGAAATTAATAATTTGGGCGAAGATGAGAAAGGCGAAGCTAAACAAGCCCTCATGCAAATTATGAAAATTGTAGAACAAATGGTAGCCGAAGGCGCAACAGACGAAGACGTCAAACAATTTTTAGAACAAATCGGCATGAGTATGGAAGAGTTTGATATGGCCGTAGAAATGTTTGGAATGGGTGACGGCGAGCTTGGTTTTACTGTTTAATTAATATATTATAATTTTATGGGATTTTTAAGTAAATTAAGAGATAGAGTTAACGCTCAAATAGGACAGCCTACGTTTGATAATCCAGATGGAAGAATGTACGCAGGAGGTTCTCCTGGATTGTACGCTCCAGGCGGGAGATTTAATCGAGGAGGCAGAGGTAGCAGAATAATGCCCAATCAAGGCATACCTTCCTTACCTCAAAATTTAGATTTTTTAAGTAGACTTCCTCCAAACATGATGCCCGAGGTAGATTTCTCTTCTTTACCCAAGACTTCAGAAAATTTAATGACAGGCATGCAACCAAGAATGAATTTTGCTTTTGGTGGGCCTTCACAAATGACACAAGGAAGCCAACACATGATGCCAGACGGCAGACAAATGCCTGGTGCAAATCATGCAGAGTACGAAGCTAGCATGCAAAGACCTGGGTACGCAATTGGAGGACCTTTAAGTCGAGCAGCTTTAGCTAAGATTTCTGGGGGTGCAGGCAAAGGTATAAATTTAAAAGACATACCATACCAAGGAATGATTGGAATGAGGGCTGGGTTGGGTAGTGGTAAATTTACTGTAACCCCAGGGGGATTGGCAGCACAAGCTAGAACTATACCTTCTTTTGGTCCGACACAAGCTACAATAGGAGCGCTTGGAGTGGGGGTAGCGGCAGACGCAACTCAAGGGTTTAGCGAAGATGCATCTAGAAGAAATATGATGTTTAATTCTCCAGAACAATTTGGAAAAGATTTAGCAGGATTAAAAATAGGTTTTGATCAAGTAATGCAAATTGCATCTAATAAAGCTCAAGAGATAGGTGATGCTACTGGTGAATATGTTGATAGAGTTAGACAATCTTATAGTCAAGAAATGGAAAATCAAAGAATGCAAGAGCTAGATGCTCAACAAGGCATAAAACCTTTCTCTTTGCTTATGGGTCCTGACATGCCTTTTAGAAGACCTGAACCAACAGAGGGGCGCACTACTTCTGATATTGACGATCTTCTTTCTAGTATGGAAAAAAAAAACTAGATAACCCCCCAGAAGAATCCATTTCAGTTAAAGATATAACTGATGTAATTTTTGATCCTACCAACCCCTTAGATTATGCAGCTTTAGCAGGTGGACCATTTGTTAAGGCAGGGTTGTCTGCAAAGAAAGCCGACAAATTATACAAAGCTTTACAAAAAATTAGACAAAGAAAAAGACAAGCTAAAACAGATTACCGTAGAGGAGTAGCAGAGGACCAGGCCGGAGAACTTGCTGGTAAAAAACTTATGACAAAATCTCAAAATACATTTAAAGAATTGAGCATTAACGAGAAAAAAATATTAGAACAATTAGAAGGCTACCAACCAGATTTATTTAATAAAGGAGGAAGTGTTTATGGCAGATAGAAAACAAATAAACAAAATTTCTTCTTTAATTAAACAAGGAAAAGGAAGTGAAGCGTATCGAGCTTACGAAGAACTTTCTTTTGGTGATCAAATACTTGTAGCCGTATCCCCTGTAGTTGGAGATTTTTTAGCTGGATTTGAAATTAAAGAGTTTAGTTCTAGAGCATCAAAAAACGTTAAAGACAAAGACTACCTAGGGGCTACGGGAAACTTTGCAATAGCCTCTTTAGCTGCTATAAGTCTTGTGCCTTTATTCAGATGGCTTAGAGGATCTAAAGGCGCTGCAAAGGCAGCTACTGAAATTGCTACAGCTCGTAGAGGCAAAGCAGGCCTAAAAGGTCCTGGAGAATATCAAGCAGAAAAAGCAGCAAAGAAAGAAGCCGCAGAGAAGGCAGCCGAAGAATCAACAATAAAAGCAGAAAAAAAATTAGCCGCAGAAAAGGAGGCAGCAAGGAAAGCAGAGTTGCCAGTCGTTGAAGAATTTAAACCGTTATCTTTAGGTGAGATGGATTTTCGAGGAACTGTTACAGGGCCTCCAGGTAATTTTCAAGGTCTTACTTCTAAAGCCGCTAAGTTTATTAATACCAATAAAAAATTACCTAATCAAACTGGAGTTGTTACTTACATCAATGCTTTAAAAAAAGGTGGTGTGTCAAACGGAGAATTAAAGTTACTTAATTTAATTGATGAATTTGGTGATGTTCATCCAAAACTTTTATCTGAAATACAGTCTTCAAATCCTTTAGACAAAATCACCCGACAAAGATTAGCTAGATACATTAAAGAAAATCAAAGCTCAATAGATAAAGGTGGTATACAAAAAAGAATGGTATCTAAAAGAGAGTTAGAAGCAGAGGGTAGATTAATTTCAGGCAACAGAATTTTAACCAACGAAACAGAATTTACTTACCACTTACCTAGAACACAATACGAAAGAACTACTGAACTTGGTAGACATTATCGTGGCAAACCAGATCATGAAGCTCATTATGTGTTTGACGCTGCTGCTGACTTAAGAATGCCTGATTACAATACTTATGCAGATAGTCTGCGGATTATGCCGTTTGATTCAAAAGTAATAGGACCTCCAAAACCAATATTAGATAAAGGAGATAAAGTTTTAAATTTAGGTAGGATTCAATCTGATTATTCAAAAGAATTGGGTCAAGCTTTTACTAGAAACAAAAACAAACAAATAGAATTAATTTTGCGCAAACAGCCTATATACTCTTTAGAGGAAAATTTAACAATTGCAATAAATAGAATTCGTGATGAGCTTGATCCTGATCTTATAGGAAGTCCAAATTTTTTAAGAGAAAATAATTTTTTTACAGCAATTGCTAGTGCCGCAAGAAAAACCAGTAATTTAGAATCATCAGAGCAACTACAAAAAGCTTTTATTAAAGATCAACAAAGGCTATATAAATTAGTTAAAGACGGCAAGCCTTTACAGACAGATGAATACATTATAGAGCCAAGTGAATTATCAGCTTTTGCTAAAATGGAAGGAGCCTCCATAAAAGACTCTATAAATAAAATTGTAAAAACAGTAAAAGAATTTGATGGCGAATTAGATATTTTTGAACCTTTTATAAAAACTACGAAAGAAGTTAAAGAAGTTTTTTCAGTATCTCCATACAAAGATACAAGAAAATTAACAGATGCTAACAAGGCTAAAAATGCATACAATAAAGTTGTACCTACAATTAATAAAATGTCTGCAAGAGAATTAAAGTTACAAAAACAAATAACCGATTCAAATTTAAGCCCAGACTCTCCATCTCTTGTTGATCTTACTGCGGAATTAGAAAGCCTTGGTCAAAATAAATTAAGATTAATGCCAAGCAGTTTTGATGATATTGCAGAATTTACTTTAAACAAAAGTGAATTAAAAAACGCAACAGGAAAAGAATTTACCGACTCTCTTGGCAAAAGTTTAGATGAAATATTTTATGAAACAGACAGTATCCCTGGAGGTCCTTTAGTACAAAAGTATGGACCAGGAACACCCATTCAAAGAGCTGAAAAATATTTTAATGAAATAGTTAATAATCCATCTCCTACTTTTGATATTGGCAACGGAGTTAAAATACTTAAAAGAGCTACTAAAGTAAAAACTGATAATATTCCTGGCATTAAAATGGATCCTTATGCTGTAGACAATAAAACTGTAGCTTACAAACTTCCAATTAGATCAAGATTTTTAGAAGCCGTAAACAACAAGTATGATGGGTTTTCTTTGGACTCAGCTGCAAAAAGACTAGGTGATGAAGGTGGTCAAGATAGAGAGTTTTTAGAAAAACTTTACGATAATGATGCGCCAAGAGAGATTGAAAAAATGCTTAAAGAATTAGGCGTAGATCCAGCAGAATATATGGGCAAAGTTGATCCTGAAATAAATCAAACATTCTCAGGAACCTACGTTAAAATTGATGATGCTCTTAGGAAGCTGGTTCAAGAGAAGGGTATTGACGCATTTAAGGCTGGTGGCCCTGTAAACATCCAAGATCAATTAAATCAACTAAACGAAACCATATTGCCTATAGATACTTCTTCAGACGTAGGCTCTATTAAGCCAAATGATTTTAATTCTTTACTTAAAGAAACAGGCATTAGTCCAGTTGGCTCTAAAGGTGCAGAATCTATTATATTAGCTATGTCAATACGAGCTATGAATCCTTTGCAAAAAGCTCAAGCAATAAGAGCTTCAACAGCTCCTGTATTAAAAAAACTAAAATCTTTACACGAACAAAAACAAAAATATGTTGAAAACAATAGCGCAACCCAAGTTAATAAATACGCTGAAAGATTAAATAGATACAACAGAGATATTCAGTTGGCTGAAAATAAAATAAAAGATATTTCAAAAATGTATGATCCTAAAAATTACAAAACAGGTGGCGCAGTAGATGAAAGTAAAAAAGAAGCAACTGAAAGAAGATTAGATGCAGGCGAAGAAATAGATGATATTTTAAAAGACTTGTATGGAACAGCAATTGCAAGCGAGTTTGGAGAATATGACTACAACGCTCCGCTTAACAGGTTTCAAAACTCTATAGAAAGTAGTTTTTCTAATTATCAAGACTCTATAGAAAAAGATCTTTCCAATCCATTTGATTTTAAATACAAAGATGACGTAATGGATATTTATAAATCAGATGATCCTGAAGCTAATATTGAAAACAGAGCAAGAAAATTTTCAACTAATTCTATTAATAGTTTGTTAGATGATTTAAATCTACCTGTTGATGTAAGCAGAAGTAATTACGGAACAAGCTTTGATAAAAGAATGAATGTAGCTCCAAACACTAACGTAACTTTAGATGCATACAAATCAGATGATGGAGACTTTACAGGAGATTTAAATCTTAGGTATTCAAATAGAGGAAAGTATGGAAATATAGATTTGCAATCTGAAATAAATGAGCTAGGAGATACGCAAGATAAAATTAAATACAACCAAAATATAGGGCCATTTTCAATACAAGCACGCAAAACAGCCGGAAGAGACGCAACAGGATCTGTAAGCTATAATTCACCAAGCATACCTGTTGGTAACGCTCAAACCATTCAAGCAAGAGCTGTAGTTGATAATCTATTAAATGCTAAAGGACAACTAGATTATATGTACAACAACCCAAATACTGGATATTTTGTTAATGCCGGACTAGGACTTAACTCACAAAGAGGCCCAGAGTTTAATTTAAAATTTGGTAAAAACTTTTGAACCTAGCCCATCTTTCTGATCAAGAGATTAAAGAAACCCTAGTTCTAAAAGAACGCTTAGAGCTTTTAAAAAAACGACAAGGATGTGAAGACACCTTTTTAGACTTTGTTAATTACATGTGGCCAGAGTTTATTTGTGGACGTCACCATCAAATTTTTGCACAAAAACTAGAAGATGTAGCTAGTGGCAAAATTAAAAGATTAATTATTAACATGCCTCCTCGTCATACCAAGTCCGAGTTTTGTTCTACTTATTTTCCAGCCTGGATTATGGGCAAGCAACCTAAAAGAAAAATTATGCAGACAACTCATACAGGTGAGTTAGCCGTAAGGTTTGGTCGTAAAGTTAGAAACATGATGGATACAGATGAGTATCGAAGAATCTTTACAGAAGTACAATTAAAAGCAGACAGTAAATCAGCTGGTCGTTGGGAGACTGACAAAGGCGGAGAATACTTTGCTGCGGGTGTGGGAGGAGCTATTACAGGTCGTGGTGCGGATCTATTAATTATTGATGACCCTCACTCGGAACAAGACGCCTTAAGTCCTACTGCTATGGAAGCATGTTGGGAATGGTACACCTCTGGACCTAGACAGCGTTTGCAGCCTGGTGGAGCTATCATTCTTGTTATGACGCGTTGGAGTTCCATAGATCTAACGGCTAAGTTGCTAGACGCACAAAAAGAATCAGCCGCTGACCAATGGGATATAGTAGAGTTCCCAGCAATCTTTCCAGAAACTAACAACGCTTTATGGCCCGAGTTCTGGTCAATAGATGAGTTGCAAAAAGTTAAAGCATCTTTGCCTGTACAAAAATGGAATGCTCAATGGATGCAAACCCCAACATCCGAAGAAGGGTCTATTGTTAAAAGAGAGTGGTGGAAAGCTTGGGATCACGATTCTTTGCCGTCAGTTAGTTACATCATACAAAGTTACGATACAGCCTTTAGTAAAAAAGAAAATGCGGATTACTCTGCTATTTCTACTTGGGGTATTTTTAGACCAACGCAAGATGCACCTGACTCTATTATATTGTTAGATGCGCAAAAAGGTCGTTGGGATTTTCCAGAGTTAAAAAGAATAGCCTACGAAGAATATCAATACTGGGAACCAGACATGACATTAATTGAAGCCAAAGCATCAGGGACTCCATTAACTCACGAACTTAGAAGGCTTGGCATTCCGGTTGTTAACTACTCTCCAACCAGAGGACATGATAAATCTACAAGGATGAATTCAGTAGCTCCTATATTTGAGGCAGGGTTAGTCTGGGCGCCTGAAAAGAAATTTGCTGAAGAGATGATTGAAGAATGTGCTGCATTTCCCTTTGGAAAAAATGATGACCTATGTGATACTATGACTCAAGCCTTAATGAGGTTTAGAGAAGGTGGCTTAGTTTCTTTGAATGATGATTATACAGATAGAGAGAAAGCACCAGTAAAAAGGGTATATTACTAATATGGCAGTAGAAAAAGACATAAATCCAACAGTTCTTAATGAAGAAAATCAAGTACCTCTTGGTCAAGAAAATATGAGTATTGCTCTAGAAGCCATTAGAGAATCTGGTTCTGAAGGTTTTGAAATGCAAGAAGATGGCAGCGCTATATTAGGACAAACTGATTCAGAAGAAATGGAAACAGGATTTGACTCTAATCTTGCCGAAGTAATTGACGCTAGCGATTTAAGAACAATATCTAATGAATTAGTAGCAGGGATTGAAAAAGATAAAGGATCTAGAGAAGACTGGGAAAGCACATATACAGACGGCCTTAAATACTTAGGCATGAAGTTTGATGCCGAGAGATCCGAGCCTTTTGCCGGAGCTTCAGGTGTTATTCATCCGTTGTTAGGAGAGGCAGTTACAACCTTCCAAGCTCAAGCTTACAAAGAACTATTGCCTTCTGGTGGGCCAGTTAAGACTCAAGTTATGGGAGCGTATAGCTCTATGTTAGAAGAGCAAGCTCAAAGAGTTAAAGATTTTATGAACTACCAAATTACTCATGTAATGGAAGAGTTTGATGAAGAGTTAGATCAAATGCTTTTCTATCTACCTTTGGCTGGGTCTGCATTTAAAAAAGTTTATTACGATGAAAATTTAGGCAGGGCCGTATCAAAATTTATTGCTCCTGAAGATTTAATTGTTCCGTACTACACAACAGATTTAGAAAGCTGCACAAGAATAACTAACGTTATTAAGATGGCAGAAAATGATGTAAGAAAATTACAAGCTTCTGGATTTTATCGAAAGATAGATTTAGAAACTGGAGAGAACTCTAATAGTTTTACAGATGTAAAAGAAGAAATAAATAAACTTTCTGGTATGGAACCTACCTACGATGACGGAGAAGTGTCTCTTCTATACGAGGTTCATTGTAACTTAGAGCTAGAAGGCTGTGAGGATATGGATGAAGATGGAGAGCCAACAGGAGTCAAGCTTCCTTACATAGTTACACTAGATACGCATTCAAGTGAGATCTTATCTATTAGAAGAAATTACAAAGAAGACGATACTCTTAAAAAGAAAATAGAATACTTTGTGCATTTTAAATTCTTGCCAGGACTAGGATTCTACGGTTTTGGATTAACACACATGATAGGTGGGTTATCTAAAGCATCAACATCTATTATGAGACAATTAATTGATGCAGGTACTTTAGCTAATTTGCCCGCAGGATTTAAAACTAGAGGCATTAGGATTAGAGATGAAGACACGCCTATTCAACCTGGCGAGTTTAGAGACGTAGATGCTCCGGGTGGATCTTTACGCGATTCTATCCAACCATTACCTTTTAAAGAACCTAGTGCAACATTACTTAACCTACTAAACATATTAGTAGATTCAGGTCAAAAATTTGCATCTATTGCAGAGATTAATACAGGACAAGGCAACCCAAATGCTCCAGTAGGAACAACGCTTGCTTTGCTTGAAAGATCTACCAAGGTATTATCTGCAATCCATAAAAGATTGCATAATTCTCAAAAGAAAGAATTTAGAATATTGTCTAAGGT